CGATTTTGTAAGCAATCTGTAAGCGTCTGGTAAAAGTCCAATGGAATCAATGACTTGCAGAAGTTATCCACACTATCCACAGTTGCCTGTGGATAACTGTCTTATTATTTTGATAGGGGGGAGGGGGGCGGTCGGCCTGTGATAATTGTGGGAGCATCCTACCCTCTGAAAAAGCAAAAATAGGAAAAGGGGCAAGGCGGCACATCCCGCTACAAAAAAAAGAAGACTATCGCCTCGCAATTTGCTATAGTCGCCCCCTGAATCACGCCCACAACGACAAGGACAATCGTGAAGATAGAGCAAATGGACAGCATCCAAGACGAGGTAGAGCCAACCGAGAAGAAGAAGGCTGGCAGACCCAAGGGTGTGTTTGGCTTAAAGCGTCAGATACAGGAGTACGCAAGGAATCCTGACTTAGCGTTACCCAAGACTGACAACCAGCGTATCAAGGACTTGAAGGATATGCTTATCAGGTCGAGTGGTAAGGATGTTGTTGAGAAGATGATTTCCATAGCGTTGAACGACAATCACCCTGCACAGATGGCGGCTATCAAGATGTGTGTTGACCGCACATTGCCTGTCTCAATGTTTGAGAAGGATAAGAGCCAGAGGAGTGCAATCCACATTAATATCACTGGCATAGGCGCACCAGTAGCTGCGACAGTTGAAGAAGAACCCAAAGACATAGAAGACATAGAGGCTAAGAATGGCTGACCTGAACTTTGCGCTACTGCCTTGGCAGCAGCAGGTATACGCCGATAAGACGAGGTTCAAGGTTGTGGTTGCGGGTAGGCGGTGCGGTAAGTCAAGGTTAGCGGTTACTACGCTACTTATTGAGGGTTTAAGCTGTCCCGCTGGTAGTGCGGTGATGTACGTTGCCCCTACGCAGGGTCAGGCTCGGCAAATTGTTTGGGATGTTCTGCTTGACGTAGGCAGAGAGATTATCCAATCAAGCCATGTCAACAACATGGAAGTCACACTCGTTAACGGGGCAAAGATATACGTTAGGGGCTCAGACAGACCCGACACCTTGCGAGGCGTATCCCTAACTTACGCCGTATTGGATGAGGTAGCTGACATCAAGCCTGAGACTTGGGAACAGGTGATTCGAGCGTCTTTGAGTGACAAGAAGGGTAGAGCCCTGTTCATATCGACACCAAAGGGACGCAACTGGTTATATGACTTGTATAACTTAGGACAAGAGGGTAGTGACCCTGAGTGGAAATCGTGGCACTTTACGACAGCAGATAACCCGCTTATTGACCCTAGCGAAATCGAGAGTGCGAAGAAAACCCTAAGTTCATTCGCCTTCAAGCAAGAGTATATGGCAAGTTTCTCAAATGCGGGGTCAGATGTCTTCAAAGAAGAATGGATTAAGTACGGGGAAGAACCTGAGCATGGTTCTTACTTCATAGCCTGTGACTTGGCTGGATTTGAGGAAGTAGCTAGACAGGCGGCTAACTCTAAGAAGCGGCTAGACCAGACTGCCATTGCTGTTGTTAAAGTCACTGAAGATGGCAAATGGTTTGTAAAAGAGATTGCTTTTGGTCGGTGGGACATCAGGGAGACTGCTGCCACGATTCTGCTAAAGATGCGGGAATACCGACCTTTAAGCGTTGGGATTGAGCGTGGAGCATTAAAAAATGCAGTTTTGCCATATTTGTCAGACTTAATGCGAAAAAATAATGTATATTCGCATATAGTTGACTTAACGCATGGCAACAGGAAAAAGGCTGACAGAATTATCTGGAGTCTCCAAGGAAGGTTTGAGCATGGGCGCATTGTGCTGAACTCTGAGGAAGATTGGGATGAATTTAAAGATCAACTCTTGATGTTCCCCGCCCAAGGTGTTCACGATGACTTACCCGATGCTCTTTCCTACATTGACCAACTGGCTGTGACCTCATACTTTGTTGATGACCAAGAAGATGAGTGGGAGCCTCTAGATATTATTTCGGGGATATAAATGGCAACAGACAAAGAAGTCAAGTTAGAACAAAACGAGTTTTATGAGCCTACTGAGGCTGATAAAGAACTGACCGACTTTGTTACTGACCACTGCAACAAGTGGCGTGACTATAGAGACACCAACTTTCTTCCTGATTGGCTTGAGTATGAGCGCATCTTCCGTGGTCAATGGGCTTCTGAAGATAAGACCCGTGAGTCTGAGCGTAGCCGTATTGTTACCCCTGCGACTCAGCAAGCTGTAGAGACTCGCCATGCTGAGATCATGGAAGCTATCTTTGGTCAAGGCGACTTCTTTGATATTGAAGATAACATCCAAGACATAGGTGGAAACCCTATAGATGTTGAAGTAATCAAGAATCAGTTGATGGAAGACTTCAAGAAGGACAAGATTCGCAAGAGTATTGACCAGATTGAGTTGATGGCTGAAATCTATGGAACAGGCATTGGCGAGATCATTGTCAAGACTGAGAAAGAATATATTCCTTCTACTCAGCCTATCCCTAATCAACAGGGACAAGCAGCAATTGGCGTGATGGAGAAAGAGCGCATTGCTGTCAAGATCATGCCTATCAACCCCAAGAACTTCTTGTTTGACCCTAACGGGACAAGCATTGATGACTGTATGGGTGTGGCTATTGAGAAGTATGTCTCTATCCACAAGGTAGTTGAGGGGATTGAGAAAGGTATCTACCGCAAGGTAAACATCACTCCTACCTATGAAGATACTGACTTAGAGCCTACCCAAGAGATTAGCCAGTACCAAGATGAGAAGGTTCTGTTGTTGACATACTATGGGTTAGTACCCAGTGAGTATTTAAACAACATGGCTGAGAACAAAGACATTGTTGAGTTGTTCCCTGAGAACTCTGCCGCTGAAGACTATTCAGATATGGTTGAGGCTATTGTCGTAATTGCCAACGATGGTATGTTGCTCAAGGCTGAAGAAAACCCTTACATGATGAAAGACAGGCCAGTGTTGTCGTACCAAGACGATACAGTGCCTAATCGCTTGTTGGGGCGAGGTACAGTGGAAAAAGCCTTCAATATGCAGAAAGCTATTGATGCTCAGACTCGTGCTCACTTGGATTCACTTGCTTTGACCACTGCCCCAATGGTTGCTATGGATGCAACAAGACTGCCTCGTGGCATGAAGTTTGAGATCAAGGCTGGTAAAGCCATTCTCACCAATGGCAATCCCAATGAAATCCTCTATCCCTTCAAGTTTGGTCAGAGTGACCCAAATAACCTAGCAACTGCCAAAGACTTTGAGCGAATGTTGCTACAAGCTACAGGTACGCTTGACTCAAATGGCATGGTTTCCCAATCTAGCCGTGATGGGGGTGGTATGTCGATGGCGGTTGCATCCATCATCAAGAAGTACAAGCGTACTCTAGTCAACTTCCAAGAAGATTTCCTTGTGCCTTTCATCAAGAAGGCGGCTTTCAGGTTTATGCAGTTCGATCCAGAGCGTTATCCCTCTGTAGATATGAATTTCATCCCCACTGCTACCCTTGGAATCATTGCTAGAGAGTACGAACAACAGCAATTCATTGGTTTATTGCAGACTCTTGGCCCAAATACCCCTGTTTTGCCTGTAATTCTCAAAGGAATCATTGCTAATTCAAGTTTAAGCAATAGATACGAGATGATGGCGGCTTTGGATGAGATGAGCAAGCCTAATCCAGAGGCACAGCAGATGCAACAGATGCAAGCAGAGTTGGCAATGCAAGCTGCACAAGCCAATATTGCTGTTCAAACTAGCCAAGCAGAGCAAAACAAGGCTGAAGCTATTAAATTGTCTGTTGAGGCGCAGTTAATGCCTCAAGAAGTACAGGCAAAGAACATGGCAGCAATTACCAAGAACCTTCCAAATGAGGATGACCAAGCATCTAAAGAGTTTGACAAGCGGGTCAAGATTGCTGAATTGATGCTTAAAGAGGCTGATATTAAGAACAAGAGTAAGATTGTTGAGTTACAAATGGCTGATAAAGTTGATTCACAAAATAAAGTCAAACAAGATTTCCTAGCAAGGCTTACAGATGGATTGAAGAATGGCTAATATAAAAGAACTTATCAAAAGCATAGAGTCAGCAGACTCATCTTTTGATGAGAAGTTATATGCTATAAATGCTATGGAAGAAACTCTTGTGGCAATGCGCCAGCAAGAAGAAAAGGCTGTTCAAGACAATGTAGATTTGATAGTTGAGGCTATCAAAGTCATGGAAAACAAAGTTTCTACCCAACTAGAGATTGCCAAAGCTATAGTCCCACAAAAAGGGGATAAGGGCGACAAAGGTGAAAAAGGTGTTGATGGTAGACAAGGCGTAGATGGTAAGAATGGTCGGGATGGTCGGGATGGAAAAGACGGATTAGATGGAAAAGATGGTGTTTCTGTCTTAAATGCCCAAATTGACTTTGATGGATCGTTAGTCATTACTCTTTCTACAGGTCAGCAAATCAACGTGGGTGAGGTTGTAGCACCTGAGTTACAAGAAAGAATTAAACTTGTGACTTCTGGGGGTGCTGGTACAACCCTACCCTCTCAAACAAGCAATTCGGGAAAGTTTTTAACAACTGATGGAACAAGTACATCATGGGCAACACCAACTCTCACAACAACAAACTTCACAATTGAAGAATCAGGTGGAAAGTTGATATTTAAGTATGGTGCAACTACAATTGCATCAATGTCTTCAACTGGGGTAATTACATCAGCAACTAATATTGTTGCAAATGGAACACCATAAAGGAAAAATATGGCAACGTCAGTAACCCTAAAAGCTAATGCGATTGATATTTCTGGAACTACGTCAGGGACTGTAACCCTACAAGCCCCTTC